TCGGTGGACAGCATCTGCAGCTCGTATTCCTCTCCCGCCGCCAGCCGCAGGGTATTGGGCCTGAAGGTGTACTGGATCGCCATCACGGGGATCGGCTTGCCGTGCTCGGCGCGCACGGAGCCATCCGCCAACCCATGCTCCTTGATAAAGCGCGCTGTCTCCACTTCGAATTCGGCGGCCGAGACCAGTTCCTCGGCACCGTGGGAATGACCGCCGTCCTCGGGAAGCAGCACGCCGTAGACGCCCCACATCGGGATGATGAGCAGCACCGAGGAGGCAATGACAAAAGCAGCCACCAGGGTTATCAAGGCCGGTCTTCTGCCGACATGCGCTTGCGCTTTGACGTCGTTCATGAGTTCAGGGACCCGCTACAGAAGGACGGATGGAAAATGCGGGCGCGAAAGATGGCTGCTGCAGAACCCGGCTGTCCCATGGGGCGCAAGGTTGCCGACGAATAGCGCCCGGCGCTTGACATAGATCAATCGGCTATTGGTGGGTCGTACTGGGATCGAACCAGTGGCCCCTGCTGTGTGAGGGTTGAAAACTGGGGTCCGGGGCTTCACCAGCATTCGCCAGCATTCCACGTTCTCAGAGGGAAAACAGGAAAATAGGTCGCTAGTTGTCGCTTGCGTTTTTCACCGCTCGGTTTCATACTGGTTTCGTACCGGCCCTCCCGGCCGGGAAACGGAAGGGGTGATGAACCTGGCACGAGTCGGCGAGCGGGGCAGCCTGAAGGTGCGCCGGGATCCTCACTGGCAGCGCCTCACGGAAGGGCGCTACGTCGGCTTCCGGCGCATCAGCGCCGACACCCCGGGCACCTGGCACGCGCGCTACTACGACGGCGAGAAGTACCATCACCGCGCCCTGGGCGATCTTGCGCTGCTCGACGAGCGGGCGCGCTACGACGCTGCCAAGGTCGCGGCCGAGGTCTTCTTCCGCCAGCTCGACCTGGGCGGCACCACCGATAGGGTGACGGTGAAGCAGGCCGGCGAGGCCTACGTCGAGCAGCTCAAGCAATCCAATTCCGAGGCCGCATCGAAGGACGCCGCGGGCAGGTTCACGCGGCTGGTCTACGGCGATCCGCTCGGGCGCGTGGAGCTCGCCAAGCTGAAGCGGCCGCACGTTCAGGCGTGGCGCGATCGCGTGCTCGCCAAGCGGCCCTCGCGGGGGGCGTTTAACCGCGACGCGACCTCCCTCAAGGCTGCGTTGAACCTCGCCCGGGACCGCGACCACATCGCCACGGATCACGCCTGGCGCGTCGTATTGAAGCCTTTCGAGAACGCGACGAAGCGGCGCACGCTGTACCTGGACCGCGCCGCGCGCCGCAAGCTGATCGAGAAGTCGCCGGCGGAAGTGCAGCCGCTCCTGCGCACGCTGGCCCTGCTGCCGATGCGCGTCGGCGAAGTCGCATCCCTCACGGTCGAGCACCTGGACGTGCGCAACAAGGTGCTGTCGGTGCCGACCGGCAAGACCGCGCCGCGGGAGATCCCGCTCGGCGATGAGGCCTTCGCGCACCTGGAAGCGTGCGCCGCCCGCAAGCTGCCCTCGGCATGGCTTGTCGCTCGTGCTGACGGCCGGCAGTGGGACCGCTTCACCTGGCGCGACATGATCCGCGACGGCGTGAAGGCGGCGAAGCTGCCGCGGGCAACCTCGGCGTACACGTTCAGGCATTCCACGATCACGGATCTGCTGACGGCGGGCCTCGATACCCTCACCGTGGCGAAGATCAGCGGCACGTCGCTGCTCATGATCGAGAAGCACTACGGGCACCTGCGCCTCGAGCATGCTCGGGACGCGCTGCAGAAGTTGAAGTTGGCATGAAGCGGGGCACCGACCGCGGGCGCGGCCGGGCCCCTGACCACAACGCAACCTGCTAGGAGGTATGCATCATGGCTGCATCGAAGCGTAACACCCAGAAGGTCCGTCTCACGCCGGCGGACGTCGACCACTTCTCGTTGCTCATCGAGCAGATAGACGCCCTTGCCACAATGGGGCAAGAGCACGCTGAACACGATCCAAGGTTGCTGACTGCCTTGGCGCTCATCGCGGAGCGCTGCGAGAAGCAAAAGGCCATCCTCGACGCTGCGGAAGCCCGCCATGCCTGACCTTCGCGAGCAAGCCGAACGCGCGATGCGCAACGGCGTCATCGGATTCGCTACCGCCTTCAATCTGAAGGGGGCGCGGATGGATTGGCGTTTCGAGCCCGGGGTCGAGGAGATCGCCGAAGACATGGTGATCAAGCTCATCGCCCTTTTTGACCAGAGCCAGATTACTTCGGCGACTCTCGAGCCGATCAGGCAGCTGCGGCCGCCACGCAACGGCGATCACGCGTTCAACAGATTCATGGCGCGGGCGCTGGAACGTCCGCGGCGGCGGTGACAACGAAGAGACCCCGGGCCGCGCGCCCGGGGCTCGACCCGATCACCATCGGCGATCTTTGCAACACGGCGTCGTGGGCGTTGATCGAAGGGCGCATCGAGGATGCGCAGCGCACGCTCGGACAGCTCGCGTTGATGGCGGCGGCCGCTGAACCACGCCCGAGACATCGCGCCTCGGCGATGGAGCGCGTTGCGGCGCGGTGGGCGCGCATCCTCCACGAGCGCGACGACATGAAGCTCGAGGCGGCCGTCTCCGAGATGACGGACGCGGTGATCCATGCGGGCGCTGTTCCAGAAGATCAACGAGCCGCGCTTGAGCAACGCATCGCGCGCGCCTCTCGCAAGGTAGATCTCGGACCAATTCGGAAGCTACTGCGCAAGTAGCTTCCGCAAGTCGCGCTTCCCTTTCTCCCGCGTGGAGTAGTAGCGTCGCTTTGCATTCAGACTAATGGAGGCGACGCAGATGGAAGAGGTAGTCCAATTCGAGCCGCTCGCGGTGCGGCGCCAGACCGCGGCGAAGATGCTCGACTGCAGCGAGACCACGATCCACAAGCTGATCGGCGAGGGGAAGCTCGAGACCATCCTCGTCGGGGCAGATAAGCGGATCACCGTCGACAGCATCCGGCGCTTCGCCACGGCGCGAGCATGAACCGCGCCAGCTATCTCGCGCGCCGGGCGGCCGAGCTGCTCGCCATGCTCCTGCGGTGGGCAGCGTGATCGACCGCACCAATGAAAGCGGCGCCGGCAGGGAGTGCGGGCGCCGCTGGTACTTCAACTGCAGATCGCGCACCGATTCTAGAGCAGGCGGGCGCGCGCTGCAACGCGCGAGGCCGCCATGCCATCCCGCGTGATCCGTGAAGGCCTGCTCGACTCGCAGCGATATTGGAGCGTCACCGTCGAGGCGCGACAGCTCTTCGTGCACCTGATGCTGCTCGCCGACGACTTCGGCCTCGTGAGCCTCGCGCCCGTGTTCATCCGCCGCCGGTGCTTCGACGATGCGCCGTCGCCCGCCAAGATCGACCGGCTGCTCGAGCAGCTGCAGGACGCCGAGCTGCTCCGCATGTACGAAATCGAGGGTGGGCGCTACGGATTCATCCCCCGATTCGGCCAGCGACTGCGCATGATGCGGTGCAAACACCCCGCGCCGCCCGTAGGGCTTCTCGAAGGCGATCAGGAGGCGCAGGAAAAGTTTCGAGCGAACAGGCACCTATTCGAAAAGCTGTCAGCAGGTCGCCGCCAACTCGCTGACAAGTCGCGGCCTGAAGTTGAATCTGAATCAGAAACGAAGAGAAACGAATCGAAGGCGGGAAACGGCAAAGGCGCTCAGCAGAGAGGCATCGACCTGCCGACATGGGCAGCAGCAGCAGGCCTCGCCCGCGGTGCAGGCGAAAGCGAAGAGCAATTCACCCGGCGAGCAGGCGACGCCTGGATGAAGTCACAGGCAGGGGAAAGAGCATGACGCAGATCGCGCATCGCAACCCACCGAGGACCAGCCATGAGCGATCTCCACCTCTACCGTGCGGTCTGCTACTGCGAGCGGGCGCTCGGCATGGACTACGCGCCGCGCTATGCGTTGCGCTCGACGGCCGAGCTCTACCAGGTCCAGCCCGGGCAGCTCGCCGAGCTGCTCCTCGCGAAAGTGATCGAGTGCACGAAGGCGCGCGCCGAGCGCGCCTCTATGCTCGCGCACGATGGAGAAATCGACGGTGACAACAGCAGGCCTCGACGTGAGCACGCACGGCTCGCCTGACCGGCGCATCAGCGGGCGCCGGCTGCAGCGCATACGAGCCTACGTTCTGGGGCGCAATCCTCTCTGCGTCGAGTGCGAGCGACAAGGGCGCGTTGCCGCGGCAGTCGAGGTCGACCACATCGTTCCTCTCGCCGCGGGCGGGACATACGACTTCGAAAATCTCAGAGGATTGTGCGTGCCGTGCCATCGCGCGCAGCACGGCGCGCGCCCGCGCATCGGGCTTGATGGCGTGCCGGAGGATGGATCGTGGAAATGAACGACAGGGGGAAGGGGCTATGCATCTCTGGCGCGCACGGAAGGAACCCGCGCGGCCAGCCGTTTTTCTTCGCCGTCAGTTCAGCGAAACCAATTTTTAAGGATCCCGATGCCGAACCCGCGGCGCCCTGACGAGTTGAAGGTGATCACCGGTACATTCCGCCGCGATCGGGCGGATCCAGCTGGCGCGCCGCACTTCGGCAAGCTCACCGAGTTCCCGCCGGCGCCGCAGCACCTGAACGCGGACGGCGCGGCGATGTGGCGCGAGCTGCTCGCGGAGCTCGGCACGCCGGGCGTGATCCAGGCCTCGGACGTGTACGCGCTCGAGCAACTCTGCTATGCCTGGCAGCGTTTCCGCAAGAACAGTCGCGCCGGCGTGGCCGTTAAGTCGTCAGAGCAGAACGCGCTGCGCAGCCTCTTCGCCGAGTTCGGCTTGTCGCCGGCGGCGCGCCATCGCGTGATCTCTCGGCTCTCGCGGGGTGCGCGATGACCGAAAGCGAAGCCCGCGCCATGATCGAGCAGCGAGGCCTTCGCCTCGATCGCCGCGGCCGCGCCTGGCGGATCACGGGCACGGGCATCGACCTGCTTCTCGCCGATCTGCGCCACCTGCACGCAACGGACGTGCGGCCGACAACGCGGCCGGCTGCCCAGCCTGGACTGCCGCGCGAACACCACGAAAGGAGCACACGATGGGAAAGCTGAGGATTCTCCGCTGCACCGCGCCGGGCTGCCGACGTCTGACCGCGCGCGGTATCTGCGACGCGCACCAGGTCGAGGCGCTCGCGTTCAACCAGGATCCGCCGCAGCCGAAGCTTAACGACGAGGCCTGGGCGGCAATGCTCGCCGAGGCCAAGCGGAGAGTGAAGGCGAGCGGCGATGAGCGCGCCGAGCGGCGCGACGCGCTGGCGGGCATGCAGCGCGCGGCGCAGCGCGCGGATCGTGCGGGCGAGCGCCCGAGGTTCGCCCATGCCTGAATTCGGCAAGGAATTCGAGCGGGCGCCGCTGCCGCCCGATGGCATGCCGGCACCTCTCTGCTCGAGCTGCGCGGATCACGCGCTGTTCCACAGGGGCGCCGAGATCTCGCTGGTCTATTGCCCGCACGCCCATGCCGGCGCGGTGCTGCCGATGGCCGAAGGCAAGTGGTACGTCACCGAGGCGGTCACCCTGGACGAGTTCAAGGACCAGGTGCTACACGAGATCGCGGCGAAGATGCTGATGGCGCGCAGGGGGAAGCCGCATTGAACTTCGCGCCCGCCTCGGCTATCCTACGGATGCGGCACCTCGAGATGCAGGGTGCCGCCCGCGGGAGCCGCTTCAGCGATGGCCCGCGGTCGACGAGCCGCCCAAGCGATGGCGTCGGCAGCATCCACCCTTTTCAGGGCTGGAGCCGGCGCGGTCGAATCCAATTCCCGCATGTCGTCTCCCGCCCGTAGGAGATGAGCAATGACGCGGGAACAACTACTTGCAGTACGAAACGGCCTGCTCGCCGAGGCCGAGGATCTGCTCGACTTGGCCGACGCTGAGCACCGCGCGCTGACCGGCGCCGAGCAGGCGAAATACGACGCGGCGGTCGCGCGCGTCGAGGACCTGAACGCGAAGATTGAGGCGCATGGCGGCACGGGCGAGCCGGTGCCGCGTCCGCAGCCGAGCAACGCACTGCCCGACGACGACATCGACGCGCCGCGCGGGCGCCGCATCGCGCTGCCCGTATCGGGCCCGCTTCAGTGCTTCAAGAACACGCAGGCCGGCCGGGAATCCGCGTATCGAGCGGGCCGCTGGTTCGCCGCAACGCTGCTGCAGCACGGCCCTTCGGCCCAGTGGTGCGCGCAGAACGGCCTCGCGCTGCAGGTGCATGCCGCGCTCGGCGGCGGTGCGAATCCTGGCGGCGGCGCCCTGGTGCCCGAAGAGATGGAGCGCCAGATCATCGAGCTGATGGACACGCACGGCCTGTTCCGTCAATTCGCGGACGTGACGCCGATGGGCTCGGATACGCGCGTGGTGCCGCGGCGCGTTGGCGGGCTCACCGCGCACTTCGTCGGCGAGAACACCGAGGGCACGGAATCCGACGCGAGCTGGGACAACGTGACGCTGGTTGCCAAGAAGTTGATGGTACTGACGCGCATGAGCTCCGAGATTTCGGAGGACGCGATCATCGATCTCGGCGACAAGATGAGCGCGGAAATCTCGCTCGCGATCACCGAGAAAGAAGACTCCTGCGGCTTCCTCGGAACGGGCGCCGCAACCTTCGGCGGCATCACCGGCGTATTCGTTCGCGCGCTGCAAGCCGCGAACCCGCTCGCAAAGGTCGAGGCCACCGCGACGCATGACACCTTCGCCGAGCTGGACGCGGAGGATCTGCTGAAGATGCTGGCGGCGCTTCCGAAGTACGCGAAGCGCGGCGCAGCCTGGTACTGCAACCCGGCGGCGCGCGCAATGGTGTTCGATGCGATCACCATGTCGGCAGGCGGCACCGACTCCTCGCAACTCGCCGCGCTGCAGACCGAACGCTTCCTCGGGTATCCGATCCGTGAGAGCGAGCTGCTGCCGGGCGATCTCTCGGCGACGTACAACGGCCTCGCGATGCTGGGCTTCGGGAATCTCGCGCAGTGCGCGAAGTACGGGCTGCGCCGGGGAATCAACGTCGCGCTGTCGGGGCATCGCTGGTTCGAGCTCGACCAAGTCGGAATTCGCGGGACTTCGAGGTTCGACATCAACGTGCACAGCCTGGGCGATGCAACGAAGAAGCCGCCCTTCGCGGTGCTGGTCGGGAAGACCTGATCGTGAGGCTGTAGATGACAACTGAAATCGGCGCACTTGCGGTCCGGGTGGGGGGGGACGCCAGCGGGTTGATCTCCGAGCTCCGGAAGTCGAAGACCGCACTCGGCAAGTTCGGCGAATCGGCGAAGTTTGCGGCGAAGAGCGCGGCGCTGATCTCCGGCGCCGTGGCAGCAGCCGGCGCCGCGATGTTCGCCCTCGCGAAGCGGGTCGCCGACCAGGCCGACGAGCTCGGCAAGCTCTCGCAGAAGGTGGGCGTGTCCGTCGAGTCACTCTCGGCGCTGAAGCACGCGGCGAACCTCTCCGACGTGTCGCTCGATCAGCTCAGCGTCGGGCTGCGGCAGCTCTCGAAGAACATGGCCGACACGCAGGCCAACACCGGCGAGGCGCGCCAGGCCTTCAAGGCGCTCGGGATCTCCGTCACCGACTCCCATGGCAAGCTGAAGGGCACCGAGGAGCAGCTGCTCGAGCTGGCGGGCAAGTTCGCCGGCATGGAGGACGGGGCGGGCAAGACCGCGCTCGCGATGCGCATCTTCGGCAAGTCGGGCGCGGACCTCATCCCGATGCTGAACCAGGGGCGCGACGGGCTCGCCGCGGCGCGCGCGGAGGCCGAGCGCCTGGGCATCGTGTTCAGCACGCAGGCGGCGAAGGACGCGGAGATCTTCAACGACAACCTGACCAGGCTGCAAGGCATGGTGCAGGGCCTCGCCATCGGGCTCGGCGGGCCGCTGGTGCGCGCCCTGGGCGACGCCGGCACGGCGTTCCTGGATGCGCAGAAGCGCGGCGAGAGTTTCTTCCGCACGCTGAGCGAGGGCTTCAACGTGCTCGTGTTCGGCTCCGATGCCGTGCAGTGGGACAGGCAGATGACGGCTGCGACCGAGGACCTGGCCGCTGCGCAGAAGAAGCTCGGCGAGGCGATGCGCTTGCAGGACACGCCTGGAACGCGCGAAGTCGGCGAGCGGATGCGGCACCAGGCCATCGACCTGATCGCGAAGGCTCAGGCCGAGATCGCGCGCCTCGAGTCCATCAAGTCGATCATCGCCCCGGAAGAGCAGGCCAGGCGCAAGGGCGCGGCCGCGCCCGGGATGGCGAACGAGGGCGACGACAAGGAACGCGAGCGACTGCTCGACCAGCAAGCCCAGGCTGAGGCCCAGCGCATCGTCGAACGGATCGAGCGCCAGAACGAGGCGATGACCTGGGAGCTCGACCTCGACAAGACGCTGACCGACGAAAAGGTCGCCGAGGAGAAGCGCCGGCAAGATGCGCTGATGGCCGCGAGGATCGAGGGCTACGAGTGGGAGCAGGAGCAGGCGATCAAGCGCGGCGCGGAGCTGCTCGCCATCGACGCGGCGCTGAAGGACGAAGACCTGCGTCGGGAGCAAGCGCACAACGCCGCCAAACGTCAGTTCTGGAACAACCTCTCCGGCCTGATGAACACCGAGTCGAAGAAGATGTTCGAGATCGGCAAGATTGCCGCCTTGTCGTCAGCAGCGGTCGACACCAGCAGATCGGTGGTGTCAGCGTTCAAGTGGGGCATGGACATCGGCGGCCCATACGTTGCCGCAGCCTTCGCCGCCGCGGCCGGCCTGGCCGGTATCAACATGATGAACAACATCCGCAGCCAGCAGTTCGGCGGGAGCGGGGGCGGCGCGCCGGTGCACCCGACTCAGGGCGCGAGCAACGTCTCCCCGGTGGGCGCGGGCGGCGGGCAGCAGCGCGAGCGGCCGATCGCGCACACGACCGTCGTCCTGCCGGCGACGGATCTGACGAGCACCTCGGCCGTGCGCCAGATGCTCCTCGGCCTGACCGAGGAAATCGAAGCCAATGGCGGCAGCCTGACGGTGCGCTGATGAGCGCCCATTCTTTCATCGAAGGGATGCTCACCAAGCTCGAGGCGCGCACGGTCGAGAAGATTTCTGCAAACTACACCGAGACCGCGCTCGATTGTGTGGCGCGACTCGGCATGACCCCGAGGCTCTTCACCCTGGCGCTGCTGCGCACGGCCGTCGATCTCGCAATCCAGAACGAGCAGCGCGCCGAGCTGGCGCAGATGCTGCGCGCGCTCGCCGAGGAGCTCGAGCGATGAAGATTGGCCGTCAGGAGGCCAAGCGCGCCTCGCGGGTCATGGTGTACTTCGGCATGCGCAACTACACGCGGCCCCTGGACGACCCGAACAATTACCACCAGCGCGTGCTCGTGCCGGATCTGGCTTCCGAGGGTTCGGACCAGCACGGGAGCCTTTCGCTGCGCAAGATCTTCAGCCGCTGGATCGTGGCCGGGGGCCTTCAGTCGGCGACCGACACCGCGACCCGCATCGCCTCGGTGTTTCGCGACCCGCCGCGGGAGGCGAGCTTCGAGCTCTTCGCCACGCGCTCCGGGCAGCTCGCGCTCGCGCAGCCCTTCACGCTGCTGACGAATCAGATCCAGGACAAGGACACCGGCCTCGCGCAAGCGGTGACGATGGTGCCGACCAGGCTCTTCGAGGACGAGCACGCGATCAGCGTGCAGGCGCAGGAGCTCAAGTTCGCGATAGACCTGGGCGACCCGAACGTGCGCCTGATCACCATCTCGTCGACGCTCTATAACGTCAACCTGCGCACGTTGCACGATTCGCTGTTCGCACCGCTCACCGGCGTGGAGGTGGTGACATTCACCATTGAGACGTCGGGGGTGGGCGGGTCAACCTCCACCGGCGCCTTCGCGATCGACACCGGCGAGTGGCCGACGATGACGACGGACCCAACGCTGGCCATCACCGGGCGCATACAGGGCAAGGCCGGCGCCGGCGGGAAGGGCGCATCGCAACAGCTCGTCTCACCGTTCTCCCTGATAGCGCCAGTGGCCGGCGCCGCGGGCGGGCCCGCGCTCAAGGTTCGGGCCCCTTTCACCCTCGACGGCACGGGCAAGATCTGGAGCGGCGGGGGCGCGGGCGGCGGCGGTGGCTACGGCCAGGGTTCCGGAACGAACTTCGGAGGGGGAGGCGGCGGCGGCGGCGCGGGCACGGACGGCGGCGCCGGCGGCGCGGGCGGAACCGTGTTCAGTGGCAACAACGGCGGCGCGGGCGGCGTAGGCACGGCCGACGCAGGAGGCTCTGGCGGTAGCGGGCCGAATGTCGCCGGCAATGGTGGCGCGGGCGGTGGTCCGGGGCTCGCAGGCAGCGCTGGCCAAGGTGGCGTTGCTGGTGGCGTGCCAACGAGTGGCGCGGCGGGCGGCGCTGCGGGCGTGGCGATCGACGGTGTCTCGCTCGTCACCTTCGCTGGCGGGCACACGCTCGACATCCGCGGCGCGCAGATCAACTAGCCGTGCAGCTCGTCAACGAGACCTGGATCGACACACACGCGCTCGAGGATATGATCGCCTTCGCGAAGCCCGAGGGCCGCGAGCCCGATCGCATCGACTTCTACTGCTGCGCCGAGCCGTCGCACGGCGCGACGTACACCAGCGCGCCGGGCGGCGTGGTCGAGCACGTGCGCGTCGTGGTCTGCGTCGGACCTGCGCCCGGGCACGTCCCGCCAGACTACTCATGGACCTTTCAAGCCAGGCGCCTCGAGCTGCGAGGCCTCGACGAAGCGGTGCTCTACATACTCAGCCACGAGTTGAAGCACGCGACGCAAGGGGCCGGGCTCAAGATCGAGCAGATGGAGCGGGCCGCCGACGCGCACGCCGTGCGCTGCCTGAAGCGCTACAGGCGCCTCGGGCGCGCCCTGCCCTCCCTGCACCACCAGGCGCCCGCGCGCTGCGCCTGACGCGTTCTGAGCAGCCGGGCGGGCGCTGCCGGGCTGACGGCCGAGCAGCGCCGAATTCGTTTCGTACCTTTTTCGTACGTTCTGCTGCTGCGTTGCAGTAAGTGTTTGTTTTCTGGTGGGTCGTACTGGGATCGAACCAGTGGCCCCTGCTGTGTGAGAGCAGTGCTCTACCGCTGAGCTAACGACCCGGCCGGAGAGGGGCCGATTTTACGTGTTCTCGGCGCATGGGGCCATACTGTC